ATACCTAAGAATGATAATATTTCAGACTTTTTTAGCTTTTAGAATATGAACACAAAAACAATAGTAATAGTAAAATTAGCAGTTGACGGATGTCATAACTTTCCATTAGCAGCAAAATTATTTCCAGAAGTAGATTTTTTAGCAGATAGACATAGACATATGTTTCATTTTACAGTAGCATGTGCAGTGACACATTCAGATAGAGATAAAGAGTTTATTATGTTGAAAAGAGATGTTATAGATTATATCAATGAAGAATATTTTAGTGACCTTACTCGTACTTGCGAATTTGGAGCTCAGTCATGTGAAATGTTAGCAGAGCAAGTTTTAAATGAATTTGATGCTGAATGGGTTGAAGTTTGGGAAGACCAAGAGAACGGCGCGCGAGTTGAAAAAGTAACTTCACTCAGAGGAGTATGATAAAGATATTTGTAGTAATAGACGATTTAATAACTGATGAAAATTCTTGGGAGACTCATTTAGCTTCACTGCTTCAAGGGTATGTCGAGTCATCAAATATAGATTGTATAGTGCAGGAGATTAGGAATAAAGATTTAAGTACGATTAAAACGTATTTTCAAACAGGTTATATAGAACCTCAAGATAAGTTTATATTTCCTAATTCATGGACATCAATGACTTCGTATATTAGACATTGGTCTGAAAATTATAATAAGCCAGTTGAAATGATTGGGTTTTGGTCAAGAGGATGTTACTTAAATGAAGATTCTGAATATCGACCATTAAATGATCGTAATTGGAGAAAGGTTCATGAAAGAGCTTCATTTAGATGTTTAGATAAATCATTTTTTATATCTGAATATCATAAGGAGCAGTTTAGAATTTATGTGTCAAAACATGTATTTCCAGAAAGACTTAATGTAATTCAATTTCCATTGGATTATTTAGATTTAGAAATGTCTAAATATACTTCTGATTACTTTAAACAAAACATGTTAATTTTTCCATGGCATAAGTATTCAGACTTACATGAACAGATTATGTACGACTATATACGAGTGTACAAAGACATACAAATTATATTTGCTCAAGAGAAGAGTCCATTGGAAAGACATCAGCTTTTAAGTCAAATATCCAAAGCAAAAGTAGCATTTTTACCTTATGACTCTCCTAGAATAGGAAAGGAAATTTATGAATGTTTTTTGTTAGGGACTATTCCTTTAGTGCCAGACATTGAAGGATTAAGAGATTTAGTTCCAGAGGCGTTTAGATATCCTCCTGAATGGACTGAAAACATTTTTAATTATTCAAAATATGCTCCGGACTTAACGAGTAAGATAAAAGAATTGGTTTATCATTATGATGATTATAAACCTTTAATAAAAGAACAACGAGAATATTTGTATGTTAACTTTTATGATTCACAAAAAATAATTGAGCAAATATTTGATAATACCAATAGAAATTAATATATTTAGATATGAAAGAAAAGAAATTAGTATACTTCCCGTCTTTAAGTTCAGGTGCATACGCTTCTCCATTAACAAAAGATATGGAAGTAGCTCCTGGAGTGCCTTATAGATTTTGGGATGATAGAGTGCCTGAAGAATGGCGCTATAAGTACTTTCTTATGACAGCTGGTCATTTATACAAGAAAGACAATATTAGACAAACTTGGGGTTTGCAAGATACTTTAGTATTTGGTGACTCTGGTGGATTCCAAATTGCAACAGGTGCGTTGAAATGGGATATGGCATTGCGTGATAGAATATTTGATTGGCTAGAAGCTAATTCAGATATTGCATGTAATATTGATATTCCACCTCGTGTTACTTATGAAGGTAGGTTTCAAGAGTCATTAGCTATTAGTTTAGACAATTTCAAATATTTTGAAAAGAAGCAATCTGGTAAAACTAATTTCTTAAACGTAGTACAAGGATCTAATCCAGTAGAGTTTAAACATTGGTATGATACCGTTAAAGGTTTAGAGTTTGGTGGTTGGTGTATTGGATCGTCTCGTCGTCTAGTAGACTTCATGTATATTTTAGCTTTGATGATTAAAGAAAAAGAATTTGAAAAGACAAATAATACTTGGGTTCACTTATTAGGAATTTCTAAAGTATCTGACTTCTTTATTTTAGCTCAAATGCAAAAATTAATGAATGAATATACTGACAATAGAATTACTATATCAACAGATAGTTCATCTCCAGGTCAATATCCAATCTTTGGACAAATGGTATGGAGTCCGAATTGGAAAGATCAAGTATTTAATATGTTGTATTTTCCTAAGGATGGTTCTAAATTAGGATATCCTAAGACAGGTCACGTGCCTTCATTGATTAATCATCCTGGTGTTCCTTATTTAACTTGGGATATACTTGAAAATTATTCGACAGAAGCTGTAACTCGTTTAACCTATCATAATTTGTATATGTATATATACACTGCAGATAATGTAGAAAAATTAGTTAATAGCTGTCCATTAGAAGTGTTAGCAGAATTAATTCCAAATGACTTAATTCAAATTTTAAGATCAATGGAAGAAATGTTCCACGCTACAGATCCAATTGCAGTTTATGAAAGATATCGTCAATTTTATGTTAAGTATGGTGGCGAGAATGTAATGAATATGGCTAAAGAAGTCGCAACTGAATTCTTTGACTTTACAGAGTTTGATAAACCTGAACCAAAAGTGGTTAAGAAAAGAGAAAAGAAAGAAATACAAACAGAAGAAACAAAAACAGAAACAGAATAATATGGCAAAAGAAATCTATTTTGATGTAGAAAGTCGTAATGGCTTAAAGAATGGCGTTGATAAATTAGCCAACGCAGTTAAGGTAACTTTAGGGCCTAAAGGTCGTAATGTAGTTATTGGAAAGAAGTTTGGTAGCCCAGCAATTACCAAAGATGGTGTAACAGTAGCTAAAGAAATTGAATTAAGTGATCCATTGGAAAATATGGGTGCTCAATTAGTTAAAGAAGTAGCATCTAAGACAGCAACAGAAGCTGGTGATGGTACTACGACAGCAACGGTATTAGCTCAAGCAATTATGACTTCAGGATTGAAAGCAGTTGCAACAGGAGTTAATCCAATTGACTTAAAGCGTGGTATTGACAAAGCAGTTGATGCTGTAATCGATGCTTTGAAAGAGTCATCTCAAACAGTAGGTACTGACACAGAAAAAATTAAACAAGTAGCGACTATTTCAGCTAATAGTGATACTTCAATTGGCGACTTAATTGCAGAAGCAATGAAAGTTGTTGGTAAAGATGGAGTAGTAACTGTAGAAGAAGCTAAAGGTATGGAAACTGAATTGAAGACTGTTGAAGGTTTGCAATTTGACAGAGGTTATCTATCTAACTATTTTATTAATAACACAGAGAAGATGGAGTCTGAATGGGAAAATCCATTAATCTTAATTTATGATAAAAAGATTAGTATGATGTCTGACCTTTTGCCTATTTTAGAAAAAGCAGTTGGTACAGGAAGACCACTTTTGATTATTGCAGAAGATGTTGATCAAGAAGCGTTAGCTACTTTAGTTGTTAATAGAGTAAGAGCAGGTTTAAAAGTATGTGCAGTTAAGGCTCCAGCATTTGGAGATAAACGAAGAGAAATGCTTCAAGACATTGCTGTATTAACAGGTGGTACTGCATTATTCAGTGATATGTATAAATTAGAAGATGCTGAGTTAGAACATTTAGGAGAAGCAGCTAAAGTTGTGGTATCTAAAGACACGACTACTATTGTCGACGGTGCTGGTGAGAAAGAAGCTATCGTAACTCGTATTAAAGAAATCAAAGCACAAATTGATGCTTCTAAATCTGATTATGAAACTGAAAAGCTTCAAGAGAGATTAGCTAAATTGACAGGTGGTGTTGCAATTCTTTATATTGGAGCAGCTTCTGAAGTGGAAATGAAAGAAAAGAAAGACAGAGTAGATGATGCGTTAGCAGCAACTCGTGCAGCAATTGAAGAAGGAATTGTACCCGGCGGTGGCGTAGCATTAATTAGAGCTCTAGATTCTTTAGAAAATATGAAAGGTGCAAATGATGATGAGACTGTAGGTATTCAAATTATCAAAAGAGCAATTGAAGAGCCTTTGCGTCAAATTTGTGCAAATGCAGGAGTAGAAGGATCTGTTGTAATTAAAGAAGTTAGAAATGGTAAAGGAGACTTTGGATATAATGCAAAGACCGGCGAATATGAAAATATGATAGCAGCTGGTATTATTGATCCAACCAAAGTAACTCGTATTGCATTGCAAAATGCGGCTTCAGTAGCTTCAATGATTATGACTACGGAATGTGCAGTGGTTATTATTCCAGAAGAGTCAAAACAAAATGAGCAAGTACCTCAATATTAATTTTGATTATTCAAAAGAATATCTTATATTTAATAAAATAAAATAAAAAATGGAAAAAAGTAAATTTATTGGGTTTATTAACCGCTATTTCTTAGCCGGTAATACCGACAGCGCCAAATTAGTAGTGGCAGACAAATCATTATCTACTAATTTTATCAGCGCGGATCAAAACGTAATTGGTGAAGTAGTATTAAAGAACTTCGATGCACAAGATGCAGAGTTAGGTGTTTATGCAACTTCTCAGTTAGTTAAAATGTTAAGTGCTGTTGATGAAAAAATGGATATTAATTTCGGAGAAGTAGATAAGAAAATCTACTCAATGAATTTTAAAGACCAAAGCACAAATGTAACTTATATGTTAGCTGATTTGTCAGTAATTCGTCAAGTTCCAAACTTGAAATCATTACCTGACTTTGATGTTAAAATTGAGTTAAATAAAGATTTTGCAAATAATTTTAAGAAAGCTGCGAATGCATTACCTGAGTCAGATAACTTTGGTGTACAATGTGATGGAGAAGAGACTAAAATTATTATCAATCACTCAAGTGTTAATACAAATAGAATTGTATTTAAGACAGTTGCTAAAGAGCAAGTACAAATGGATACAGTATGTTTTTCTGCTAAATTATTTAAGGAAATCTTAAATGCAAATGCAGACGCAACTGGATTATTAGAAGTATCCTCTAAAGGAATTGCTCGAGTAACTTTTGACAATGCAGAATATTCATCAACATATTTCTTAGTTAAATTAACCATCGCATAATGTTTGGAAATTCGGAACACACACTCTGGGTTGAAAAATACCGCCCAGAGCAACTAGAAGGTTATGTAGGTAACCAAGCAATTGTAGAAAAGGTACGTATCTATCTTCAAAGTGGAGATGTTCCGCATTTGTTATTTTATGGAACGGCAGGCACAGGTAAAACTACTTTGGCCAAGTTAATTGCTAAAAATATAGATTGTGATCTAATGTATATTAATGCATCAGATGAAAACAATGTTGATACAGTAAGAGAAAAAATTAAGAGCTTTGCTAGCACAATCGGATTTCGTCAATGGAAATTAATCATCCTAGATGAAGCCGACTACTTGACCCCTAATGCACAGGCTGCGCTTCGTAATTTGATGGAGACATTTTCAAAGACTACTAGGTTTATTTTAACTTGCAACTATGTTGAAAAAGTTATTGATCCTATTCAGTCGAGGTGTCAGGTATTTGGTATTACTCCTCCGTCAAAGAAAGATGTTGCAATTCGTGTGAATGAAATACTTCAGCTTGAAGGAGTTACGTATAAACCAGAAGATCTGGTTTCAATTATTAATGCGGGGTATCCAGATATACGCAGGATACTTAATTCCTGCCAGAGGCAAGTAGTAAATGGTGAATTGAAAGTAGACAAACAATCTTTAATCGAAGCCAATTATATGGATAAGGTTATTGAGCTTTTATCTTCTAAACCAGATAAGAAGCAATTGTTTACTTCAATTCGCCAGCTGTTAGCAGATTCTCAAGTAAAAGACTACACAGGATTATATAGACATTTGTATGACAATTTAGATTCGTTTGCAACTGGACATATTGCTTCTGTTATTCTTATTATTGCAGAAGCTCAATATCAAGACTCGTTTGCAGTAGATAAAGAAATCAATGTGTGTGCGATGTTTGTTAAGATTATTAATGAAATTTACTAATATTTATGGAACCGATTGAGTCAGGATCGTTTAGTATTAATCAAGTACCTAGCGATCCAATCGTAATACGCAACACTACAAACTCTGAATTAATATTTAAAATTACTTCAGACGGTGAAATAGTTGTAGGCGATGGATATACTCCTTCAGAAGCCGGAGATGAGTTTATTAAACAAATGCAAGTAAAACTTGCTACTAAAGATCAAGAGTATATCGAGCAATTAGAAGCAGCTATTGAAGCATGGAAAGAAAATTTAAACGATTATTAAAATGAAAAAGATAGTAAATAGTATTGTAAATTTATTTAGGAGTAAAAAAGTTGATTCTAAATTAAACCATTTGGCCTTTTATAAATCAAAGGCAGCTGCTTTAGAAGAGCTTAAATCTAAAGTTTGGTTAGAAGGTCTACCAGCATCTTATTATGGCACATTACAAGATCAATGGGATATGATAAATTGGAGTAGAGTTTCTGTGGAAACAAAAAATCAAATTATTGAATTAGCAAAACAAGATATAGCAAAGCAAATTATATGAAAAAGACAATAGGACAACAAGGTGGTCAAGGACCGCAAATTGACATTTCAAAAACAGTCCCAGTTATATGTGATAACGAAGATTGTGGAAATGATATGTTTATGTCTGCTATGAAATTTAGACGAGTTCCTAAATTAATGATAGCAGCTAAAGACGATCAAATAGTTCCAGTTCAAGTATTTATGTGTACTTCATGTGGTAATGTAAATAAAGAATTTGATTTAAATGTCGGAGCATAAAGCAAGAAATATATTCGAGCATATATCTGGTATAACAGATAAAAAGACTCCATGGGATGTACTATCTGATGCTGATAAAAAGTCGTTTACGCCTTATATCATTAACAGATGGTTGTCTATGAATATAGACTTTATTGAACTCGTAAATGAATTGCAGCGATATACAATAGGCGGGGTATCTGCAGAAGAGACTTATAAATTATACTATGACATATTGCCTAAACAAAAGCAATTCAATAAGTATATCAAAGGTAAAAAAGCAGATAAGTACAATCCTGCTTTAGTCGAATTACTGTCTATGCACTTCTTAGTCAGTGAGAAAGAAGCTATGGAGTACATTGATATGTATCAAGAGACTAGCTTAAATACGTTAAAGGAAATTATTAAAAAGTATGGTAAAACAGACAAGGAAGTAGATAAATTATTAAAGAATGAAAAAAATTAATTTTTACATAGGCATTTGGCCTATTAGCGAACATCACTTCTGGGATACTATACATAACCTTAATGAAGGCGATTCAGATACTAAATTTGAAGCAGTAGTTGTCAGTAAATACGATAATCCAGATGGATATTTAACTTTTACAGTACGAGGTACATGGGACGCTTACAATTGCTTTTTAAA